TCATTCATCCATACAATATTAGAATCTCTTTTTTGTTTTAAATCTTTAATATCTTTTTCATCTAACTTTTCACCTTTTTCTGTTTTTTTAGTTTGGCCACCTGTCAAAGCAGTTTGTTCACGTTGTAGGTTTCCATACTTAATTAACTCATCACAAAATCTAGGCGTAAGCGCAGATTTAAAAAACCAATAATAATTTTGTAAATTCATACCTTTTGATAAAAAGGTATCATTTTTTAACCAACTGTCAATGTTCCTGAAACTGTAAATGTTGCAACTTTAGCTTGGCCATGATCCACATTTAATAGCACTAAACTGACTTTGCATTGACCATACACCGCTTGCTTTGTTTAATTCTTTTACAATAACTACACCTGATCCACCTGCACCAGAGGCATCATTTGACGGTCCACCGCCTGCTGATCCACCTCCACCGCCAGTGTTAGCTGTGCCTGCTGTTCCAGCACCTGGTCTTTGTCCACCGGCTCCACCACCGCCAGCTCCACCAGCACCGCCTGAAACTCCTGGAGCGTCACTTCCTGCACCGCCACCACCGCCAACTGCAGAAATAGGCGAAGGGAAACTAGCTGGAACACAAACTCCTGCACCTCCAGCGCCACCTCCTGGTCGACATGCACATCCACCGGCTGCACCTGCTCCACCACCACCATAACTTTTTGGCGAACTTCCTGATGGAAAACCACCTCCTGGATTTCCTTGAGCGGGTGATACGGGAGGCACGTTACCTTGACCACCTGGTTTACATGCTAAACCTCCACCACCTGATCCACCATCTTTTACAGCTGAAGGAGTGCACGCTGCATAAACCCCTGCACCTCCACCTGCTGATTGAAAACAAGAACTAACTATATTGGAAGCGTTTCCTACATTTCCATTTGCTCCTGGTCCTGGTACTGCTGCACCGCCAGCACCAATTGTTACAGGGATTGCGCTTCCCGCACTACCTGTAAATATTTCTGAAAATGTTCTAACACCACCAGCACCGCCTCCACCTCCTCTATCAGAAGCACCAGCACCTCCTCCGCCAACAACAAAAGCATCAATGAGTGTTGTTCCTGGTTGTGCTGTAACGTTTCCTGTAGAAGTTTTAGTTGTAACAGTACACTGACCAAAGCTGGTTGAATTAACTTTACCTATGACTCCGCCGTTTCCTGAGCTAGACCTATTACTTGGCATCCGGATTCTCTCCTATGACCAGCTAGAGCCGTTCCAAGAATAAACTGTCGGTGTTTCCGCTGTGTCGTTTGATTTTGTTGCTTTCCAACCTTTAGTATTATCTGCATTATAAGCATCTTCATCCCAATAAATTGAGTAAGACCAAACTGATGGATCTTCTCCATCATTTGTTACTGATGGGAATGTAACCGGTGCTTGCCAATCATCATTACTATCTAATGACCAAGATGCATAAGGTTGAGGTGTAATAAATTTATTTTTTGATTCATCAAATCTGTAACCGATTCCTGCGTATTGTTTTCTAAAATTGTTATTATAAGATGTTTGCTTCCAAGTACCACCTCCAAAAAAATTAACACACCATGTTTCACCATCAACGTGCATATCATTATCTCCAAGAGTTCCACCATTAGCAGCAATATCATTACCAACAACAACAACTCTATCTACAATTAAATGAGTATCAGATGTAAAACCTGTTGGGTCTGTTTTTGATTTTAGTTCTGCAAAATGTGCCATCTTTTTTCCTCCTAATTATCTATATATATTTTTAAAATTAAAATCCAGTCCATTCTCCACTTTTACGTAAAGTATATACTGTATTTATGTTCCAAATTCCAGGGGCTATATTTTTTGTTCCCTCTGGTTCTTTAATAACAACTAGACCTGATCCACCTGCTCCACTTGTAGCAGGATTTCCACCTCCGCCACCGCCACCACCGGTATTAGCTGTTCCTGCAGTTCCAGTTGGATTACTTGGACCTTGACCTGCTCCACCGCCACCTGCTCCACCTGATCCACCAGCACCTGGATGTGCTCCTCCGCCACCACCTCCAGCGTAAGTTACGTCTGATCCAGTGATTGTATTTGGTGCTCCTGCACCACCAGCTCCACCAGCTGGAGAATTTGAAGTTCTTGATGTTCCTGCAGCTGTTGCTCCACCACCACCTGCTCCAGCAAGTCCACCACCTACTGGTCCTAAGGAAACTGCTCCACCTGGATTACCCTGTGAAGGTGAAACGGGAGGAGTGTTACCTGCTCCAGCTGGATTACCCTGAGGGTTATTTTCAAGTGCTCCACCGCCACCTCCAGAGCCACCAGCTCTACCTGAGTCTCCACTAGGGTGATTGTAAGCTCCACCACCACCGCCACCTGTCGATGTAATACTTGAAAATACTGAGTTATTACCATCTGTTCCCGGTACTTGATTTGGTGAAACGGGTGGTGATACGCCTGCTCCACCTGCTCCTACCGTAATGGAATATTCAGTTCCTTTAGTAACTGGAACTGCTGAACCTTGTAAAGGAGATGGTCCAAAACCTGATGCTCTGTAGCCTCCGGCTCCGCCTCCTCCTGCTCTATATCCACCACCGCCACCGCCACCTGCTACAACTAAATAATCAACATCAGCAGTTCCTTGTGCAACAAGAGTTCCTGAAGAAGTAAATGATGTGACTTTTGCAGGGACAGTTGCTTCCGTGACAGTTTGAGTTGGTCCTATAATTCCGCCATTTGCCATAGCTACTTAGAACCTCCTTACGCGTCGTCTATTGATTCATATGATACAAATAATTCTAAATCCGAAGCAGCACTCGCTCCACCCTTTAAAACATCTGTTTCCATTAAATAAATTGGAGTATCAAGTATAACTAATGTTGCATCAGCTGGTACTGATACTGTTTTTGCTAAGTGAAAAGTTCCAGACGTATCAAAATTTGAAATACCATCTGGAGTAAAATTTGATTTTGTAACTGAAAGAGTTACATCAGCCGCGTTAGTTCCATCGACATTTGCAACTGTAATTCTATTTATTTTTACAATTTTATTAGAGGCCACTGTCATTAAAGTTGTGGTTACAGTGGTTGATAAAGCAAATCCGACCGATTCACCTTTAATACTTGTTACTGATACTATATTTGGATTTGCCATAATTTACTCCTTTTAGCCGAAAACAATTGCCATTGCAATAGCTTTTCCTGTTGTTATTCCTGCTGCTCCAAAACTTAAAGTCCCAGACCCATCTGTAATTAAGGCCTGATCTGCTGATCCATCAGCGTTTGGAAATGTAAGTCCATCAAGAACAATATTTCCTGATCCATTTGGTGTAATAGTAATATTACCATTAGCACCGTCTACAATTGTAATTACACCTGAGTTTGTCCCTGAGTTAGTATCTAAAATTAAATTGTGAGCACCACTAGAAGTTATGGTTGCATCTGCTGCACCTGTTCCAACAACTGTTTCTCCAGTGCCTTTTGGTTTAATAGCAATGTCAATATTTGAATCACCACCTGTCGCTGATAATGTAGGGTCATTTCCTGTAGCGGCATTCGCTATTGTAAATTCATTTACTGCAGAACTTGTCGCTGTAACTTTTGCAAGTTCATTTCCATTTGTATCTAAAAGTGCAGTTCCAATTTTAGGTGATGTTAAAGTTTTATTTGTTAAAGTTTGAGTGGCAACAAGTGATACTAGAGTTGAGTTAGAACCATCTGGTAATAACAATTCATTTGTAACACCAGCAGAATGTGGTTGTGCTTTTAATATTTGACCGTGTGTATTTTGTTCACAATTAAATTGTATGGCACCTGAATTATCATTACCTCTAACAGTTACGTGTCCTGTTCCTTTTGCTTCAATTTCTAAATCAATATTAGAATCACCACCCGTTGTAGATAGTTTTGGTGCATTACCTGTTGCAGCATTTGTTATGTCAAATTGATTAACAGCTGAACTTGTTGTTTGAAATATAATTTGTTCATTTCCGTTTTCATCATTAATTCCATGTGCATCATCAAAAGCTATATTAAAACTATTAGTATCTAAATTACCACCTAATTGAGGCGAAGTATCATCGACAACATTACTCATTGTTCCAGCTGCAAGACCAGATACAAGGTTAGCTCTTGTTATTTTTTTAAGACCACCACCAGAGGTATCTACTGCCATCAATACATCATCAGATGCTACAGAAGATATTTCTGATAAATCTCCAACAGCTATTGAATTAAAATTCGTGCCATCTGCAATTAATAAATTACCTGAAGTATTTGTTCCCATAACGATATCATCGCCTGTAACTGTAAGATCTCCACCAACTACCACATCTCCATTAAAAGTAGTTTTTCCGGCTAACGCCATATCAATATCTAGTGCTGTTATTGCTGATGCGCCATCTGTTCCTTTAATTTTAAAATTTTTATCGGCAACACTAACTGTAAATTCTACGTCTGAAGAATTATTTGCAATATCTAAAATAGAGGTGCCACCATCTTTAAAAGTTACGTTTGCACCGTCAGCATCTAAAACAATATCAGCAGGTGAGTCTATTGTAATATCTCCACTTGATGTTGCAATTGTAACTGCAGCATCTCCTGTTGAAATATCATCAGCTGCAACACCTAATGCAAAACCTGTATCAACAATATTTGTTCCATCTGCAAAAACTAATTTTGAAGTTTTCTCTGTTGCAGCAAAAGTCACTCCAGTTCCTGAAGCTGTTTTAAACTGAACGGTGTGTGATCCTGATGTTGCGTTTTTTACAATGTAAACTTTTTCTAGTGAGTCTGGAACCGTTACGATTTGATTGCCTGTTATCGTCCCTGTTAATTCAATAACTGCTTGTCTTGCATCACTACCTGTTGTAGCATTTGTAATACTTAATGCAGTTGTTTGTGCACCACCTGCAATAGACTTTGCAACATAACCCGATGTAATTTCTTGAAACATCTGTAGGTTAACATTCGTTTTATCACCCCAAAGACCGGATGCCTCTCCGGTTGCTATAAGTTCTATTCCTAGTGTTGAAAATGATGATGCCATATTTTAATCCTAAGGTGTTGAAGAGTTGACTGGTATTCTGATTGTGCCATCAGTGTAGTCATCTCTTCTACGTTGTCCTATTTGTTCTCCTCCAAATTTTTGTATCTCAGTTTGATATCTTTGTTCATAGTATTGTATCATATCTGGTGGACCTTTCAAGAATCCAAAAGCTTCTACTAAACATGCATACAATAAACCATTTGGAAAATTTAAACTGATGTAACTTGTTTCGTTACTGCTTGCTTCTAATTTATCCGGGATTTTTGTAAAGTGTATCTGAACCACATACGCTTGATCAGGCACAGGCACTACTCTAATCTTACCTGAATTCGTTGCGCCATCTCCAGTTCCACCTTGACCCATCGCATAATATTTAGGTTGGCCTGTTGATGTATTCGCTGCAATATATTCTTCTAAAAAGGTAACATCTTTTTTAATTAAATATTTATTAGCACCGGTTGATCCAGAGGTTGCATCAAATACTTGCACTGCTCTAACAACGTGTGCACCTGCAGGTGAATTTACAAAGTCTTGATCAGCAGTAAAATTTGTAATTTGAATATCTCTGTAAGCATCGATTGGAGCATCTCTATAAATTCTATACTCAGCATCCAATACAAAACCTTCAATGATCGTATCAGTTAAAACGGTATCACTAACTTCTGTGTAAGCTCTAATTTTTGTTCTTAAATTTGTATAACTTATTCCTGCCATATTAACTCTCTAACGTAGCTGGTCCAGAAGTGCAAAATACACCTCCTCCAGACACTCCTCCCGTTGTAGCGGTATTAGTATCAACAGTAAAGGTATAAAAATCATCTGTCGTACCACTAATCACACTACCACCTGAATCTTTTCTACCCACTGTAATCGTATAACCTGCTGCCTTTGCAATGTTTGATCCATTAATACCATCAAAACTTTTAGGGTTTTCAAAACCATCCGGGTCGGATGTTGTGGATATAGGTCCTCTAAATCTAACCGTATCTCCAGTTGATCGACCATGACTTTTCTCAGATACATTTATAATACCAGATCCTGAGGCCATTGTTTGAAATGAGTCTGGTTCTAATAAAATTAATCCTTCTGGCTCTGTTCGATCTACTCTAGAATCTTTTAATCCTTGTGGATCACCAGCGTAAGCACGTGGTTCTAATTGTGGATGTTTAGATTCATATTCTGATATGTGCACTAAAGATCCATTCCACTCTTTGACCATTTCACGATACGGAAACTCCATACCTGATCGATCTGATATTGCTTTTGCATGTTTACCTTTTGCAAATCCTGTCATTAGACTCCCTCACCAAAATAAGTTTTAGGTGTAATAAATGAGCTAGAGGAAGATCCATCTTCTGCTAGAGCTCTTGCTAGTTCATCTTCATATAATAATTTCATTGTTTGTATTCTATCTGGTGCATACTTTTGTGCTAAATAATAAGCTAATCCTGATACCATACATGGTACAAATCTATATGGAACATCAGTTGCATCAGTGTAGGTAGCATCTACATCTTGTATTCTTTTTACATAATAAATGTGTAGGTCTTTTGATGCATTAGATGAGTCTGCTGTTGGGTAAACCGTAAGTGTTGTTTTATCAATAAGTCTTTGCACATAATATTGTGATGGTGTGCCTTTTGATAATTTGTTTGCCAACGCAGAATATGCTGCTCTATTTATTTTTGTAAGCGCTTGATCAGCTTGTGTGGTTTGTGTTCGATTAGTTCTAAGAGTTACCTCTAATATATCAGCTACACCAAAAACACTTGATGGTGCATTGGTTGTTGAACTTGTTCCATCACCTGAGGCTCTAAAAAAATTATATTCGGTTTGGCCTTCAATTAAATCTATGTTGGTTTCTGCAACCTCCCAATAGTGAACACCTCTGTTACCCCATTCTTGAAAAAGAATGTTTAGAGATCTTCTTGCCGTTTTTAATTGATATCCCGAAACAGCTTGTAATCCGATTCTTTCGTATGCCTCTTCAATAATCTCATCGACTGCAAAAGTTTTATCAAACGTTACTGTTCCAGAAGTAGTATTAGCCATCTACCCTCCTAGTAATTTTTTATAAACTCTGCAATAACTGTGTAAGTATTTCCAGAATCAGCTGCACCTGGTACAACAAAATTTACATCGTTTTGATTTGAGTTAGATGAAGTATTTGCTGGTATCCCACCAAATTCTCTAAAATCCCAATATCCAGA